TTACTTCTTTATCTTGACTACCACGAACTTTAGGTTGTTCGAAGATAGAGATTTTTAATGCAAACAAATCTTCTCGATTAAGTTCTTTAGTTAGAACTTCCATAATGTCTTGATCTTTGTATACAACTCTTTCACGTGATGTCCGGCCAGCACCGTCCTTTACAGTTAGTGCTTTCTTCTTCCAGTTCTCTTTGGATGTACCTGCATCCGTAAGAAGTTGACGTAAACGATTAATCTCATCATGAAGTAATTCATGATTCATTACTTGTTCTTGATATAACTTTTTAGCTTTCTTATTTTCTTCATGAAGCCGCTGAAGTTCTTCTAGTGATGTAATCTCCATTAACCTAATATAGTCATCACTAGTTGGATCATCCATACGGATAATAAAACCTTCTAAATGATTTTCGGGTCGTTGGTATCTTACTTCTACAATTGTCTGATTGTCATCTACAAAATGGTAATCAAATGGAGTTTCGTCCTTAGGAAGAAGTGACATAATATAATAGCCTCGCTATGAATTTTTAATAATATAAAGTGTAAATGTTTCTGTGGTTGTTAGTGAACCAGTTGGGAAGTTTCTAGATCTGTAATCGTCTGCACCAATAAACTTATTGAACTGTGTAGTGCCATCAAGCTGTTGATCAACTGTTGAGCCACGTGAGTTGACAGTAGCACCTGACGGAGCACTAGCTTGCCATCCATATCTAATACCACCACCAGATGCTAGGGTGGCTCTATACCGAACTAGGTCTTGTAGCAATGTTTGCCAATTTGATGTAGCTTGAGGCTGAATTTGTGAATCGGTTGTATTCCATCCAACTGGAACAATCCATGTACCTTCAGAGGGAGTTGCATACGTATTTAAATAATAAGTATTATTAACTTCTGTGTATGTTACTGTCTCAGTAGTATCGTCATCAACATATGTAGAATTTGAATATGTACCGTTGTTAAAGTTTCTATCTGTAAACAATACAGTAGAACCAGATGTACTTGTATAGTGAGTACCTGGACCGCTAGCGGCTACCAGAATGTCGATAGCTGGATCAATGAACGTATCATTCATATCCGCTTTAGACATTTTTTGTAAGCTAGTCCCGGTCCAATATAATGGGGCTGCCCTACCACCAACACTTGGATTGCTCACCGACGCAACAGTTTGTTTTAGTGTAAAGTTAGCTGAACCAGTTCCGGTAGCTCCAGGTGTTTGATAGCTAGATACGTTTGTAGTATCTGCACCAGCAACTCGATAGTTATCTGTTTGTGTTGCTACGTCAGTACCTGATGACATGCTGAGTGTTACTGAAGGACTCAACGCATACTGGCGCGCCGCTTCTGTGGCAATTGCAGTAATCTGTGCACTTGACATTTGGCGAAGCCCGCCGGCATTACTATTTAAAGTAGCATCCCAATATATTGGAGTTCGAACAGTCATTATTTATTCCTTCAAGAGTTACCAGAGCCTGGTGCCTGATTCATCATACACTTTTGTTATTAAATTGTCAACATCTACGTTTTGTGATACACCCAGTCTACCAAATGAAACAGTGGCTTCTTTACCTGAGCCGCCTGAGTCTCTCTGAAGAACAAATGAATGAGTTGGGAAGTTTAAAGCACCTGCATCTTGAATGTGTACGTTTGAAGCAAGCATGTGGACGTTACCAGAGAATGTGGTAATGTCACCTGTAAACAAATTGTTAGCACCCCGGAAACTTGTATTAGCCGAAACTCTAATATAGTTACCTCTAACATGTGCTAGTGATGGTTGAGTAAATACTACGTTTGATTGTACGAAAAGGTTACGAGCAATAGTAGCATTTTCAAAGCTAGCCTCTTCAATTTCTGGGTTACCAAACTCTACTGTACCAAGTTGGGCATTAGCAAGTTTCAATACGTTACCAGTAGAACCTGGAGCCTGACCAGCAGAAGCACCTTGGAATCTTAACGATCCAGCTTTAGTAACCAGACGACCCGAAGTCTCAATCAGAATCTTACCAAACACATTCATGTTAGCTGATTGTGTTACGTTAGCAGAAAGGGCTAGCTCATCTGGAAGTTGGTTTGACTTAATCTGCCTAGCAAACTTCAACTCACCATTAGCAGTAGTTGCAAGTGTAAGGATAGCATTGGCATGTGCTCCATCACCGGCTAAGACTTTTAAGTTGTTGAGGGATCCAATAGATACGACAGAAGTTGCCGGCGCTGTGAAAGATGTGTTTGCTACAATTGTATTAGCGTAGATTGTTGATTCATCTACAGCAAATTGGTTGATTCGTGATACTAACTGGTTTGATCTAATACGCCACGTATTAAATGTATCAGAAAGTTCTGTATTTGAAATAGCTGCCATTTCTATTAATCCTTATTTACAAGCTGAACGAGCAAATGTTTCAGCTCATGCAATTCATTTCTTATACTATTTATATCTTCATTCACTTGATTCATCTCAGCCTTTACGGCTTTTCTTTCCGCTAGCTCACGCTGTTTGATGGCCTTCTCAGCTTTATAAGTCTGAAAGGCTCGTACATCATCATTTATAACACCACCATTATTGGTGTCCTTAATTAGATGCTCGTGATCTTTAATAGGCTTTAACTGTGACATATCATTCGGAAGTTTTTAACTTTAGGAACATTTACTGGGTTAGATGATTTCATAACCAACTTGATTACAGCTACTTTAAATTCATTTAAGTCATCTATATTAATCTCTACTTCACGGAACTGTTCGTCCGAGTCAATAGCTGATGAAACATAACCTGAATCCGTATAAAGATTAACACTATCAAGTCTTTCTAGATCAGATGCAGTTTTATACATTGCTACAATTGAGCAGCCGGCTGGTATATTAACATCCATAATAATCTTAATTGACTGAGCTGCAGTTGTAAGATTCAGAGGACGAGTAATATAGTTGGCTAAGTTGGAAGCACCATCTACTGCAATATCATCTACGTATCTATCTAGAAGATCAACAGAGAAGTTTGCACTATTTGATTGAACTCTATATGCGGATGATGACATAGCTTCTTGAGAAGCAGCTGAAAGTGTAATTGTCGTATCATCTGTAATCGTAGCAACTTTACCAACAACATTACCTGTAGCTGTCTCTAAGAAGTCACCAACATTTACTTCTGATTGGAATTTAGATGAAGAACCAGATACACCTGTACCTCCGTACGATACAGAAGCCGTACCAGTACCAATAAAGGATGATGTGGCATTTACAGCATGTAATCTAACCGCTACAGATGAACCTGCTTGATTAGTTTTTGTAAACGGTGTAGCAAGAGTAATAGTTGTCTTATCTTGATTAGCATTACCACCAAAGGTATTGTTAGCAGATGTAAGAGTTACGTCTGAGACCAGGTATGAACCATTGATTCCCGACATAACACTCTTAATGTCTATGTGCTGACCAACCTTAACATTTTGCAATGTATCATCTACAGCATCTACGTTTGTTACAATCTGACCAGATGTTGTATTAGCATTACTGAATGTAATATTACCATTAGATTGTACAATATAGTTAACTGGTGAACCGTCAGTAACCTCAGCATTTCTAGTCATCATTACTTGCGTTGCAGAGTTAACTGTTAACACTGTACCAATAATAGCTTGATCAGATGCTCTTCTAAGAATGTCACCTGGGAACACATCACCCTGGAAGTTTGATGAAGTACCAGATACGAAGTTATTGGAAGAAGAATAAGTGATAGTACCACTACCTGTTGACTGTACAGTTGTATTAGAAATACTTGAACTGTTTGTCATAGGTGTTGAATCCAACTCAATGACATTGAACTGGGTGTCGGTGAAGCTACTAACTCTGTTTTGGATACCGTAACCTACCATCTGCTGCATATCAATAACAGGAGAAATGTTGTCGTTATTAGAGAACAACTCAGCTCTTACTTGCAGAGATGATGTTTTCAATACTGGTGGTCCAGCCGCGGCTGTAGCTTGGTTTTCAAATGACTTCAGGAACTTGCGTGAAGTAAGATATCTTGTTTGGCCAGGAGTAATACCTGTTAATCCTGAGAAGCTACCGTCGTTGTTTTCTACATCAAAGAAATACTTCAAGGTAGTATCACCCAACACAACATCTTGTGAGTTGAGGAAGAAGCCATCCACAGTTAATTGTCTAGAACAAGAAACACCAGTACCACCGTAGAAGCCTTTTACCAGACTATTAACAGAGCCAACTAATGCTCCATCATCAGTAGGTAGTTCAATAATAAAGCTGTCAGGTTCTAGTCCAGTTGCTAGTACAGTATGTGTACCATTAATTGCTGAAGCCTGGAAGCCATTACTTGTTGAGCCAGATCCATAAATTCCTTCTACCACACCACTAATCAGAGCTTTCTGACCAGTTTGGAAACCGTGGTTAGGAACAAGGATTCTAACTTTATTAGTGTTAGGTGCCATTTGTATTGGATCAGCTTTAAGCGTAATTGGTGCCGGTGGCGTTCCTTTAAAGTCAACTGTCTTAGTTTCATTAATTGTAAACTTGGCTTGTCGTAATGTGAATTTCAAATCTTTCAATGGATGAGAAACAAATTCTTCTCCATTCTGAGATAGGAACAACGAACCTTTAAGTGGGTTTTGATTTACTGGACTGTTGTTAGTTAAGTCAGTACCACCAAGCTCGCTTACATATACTTGACATCCTGGTTCATCTGTTTTAACAATAACAGCATACGTCTCACCATTTTGCAAATAGATAGGTGCTTTAAACTTAAAGTTTGTAGCAATCGATGCATCAGAAGATGTAGCAACATCAAATGTTTGTTTTGTTATTTGCGAGAAAGGAAGCACTTTAGTAGATGGAACACCAGTACTATTTGTTGTTCTTATTTCTACTGTGACCGGTCTTCTACCAGTTGATGAGAAATACAAATCCACATCAGTTACAAAAGCTCCACCAGGTGATCTTACTGTAAACGTCTGAGCAAGTGGATCATGGTTTCTTGTCCATGTTGATACTAACCTCTGTGTTGAACCAACACGTCTTGTTCTCTGCCGATTACCAGAGAACAATCTATCTGTAGCAAAAGAGGCTGTTCTAGAACTTACTAGTGTTCTTTCTTTGGACAGTGTATATCCTTGTGCTGTGAATACTGCTCTACCAAGCGAATCAAAATTTTCATCTGTATTACTAATGTTATCGCTTAATTTAAATGCTCTCTCACCTACACGGAATGCCAATCTTTCGTTGTTAGGTAGATTAAAGACACCGACTGCTGTTCCTTCAAGGTCGGTCTTAATACCGTCTCCAGGAACTTTTAATGTAGGTGCAGCTGTTTCTGAAGTATCACCATTAATAGCTTTAACATCAACTACGTTAAACGTAGAAGACGAAATCTCTGTCTTACCAAGTAATCTATCTCCAACTGCAAAACCATTAACCATGTTTACTAGATGAATATCTTGGTCTGTAATGACACCTGCTGGTGAGGTAATGTTTATGTAACCTGCATGTGCAACAATAGCTGAAGCGGTAAGTCTTTGAACAGTACCACCATCACCAACACCATAATTAGCTGTACTGTATGCATCAAATGCTGCAATGGTTGCACCTTCTGGATCTACAAGAGTAATTACATTTGTGTCTGTATCAACTGCAGATACTTTAAACACTCTACCCTCAAGCTGCTTGGAAGTATTGCCTGAGCCTGTAATCGTATGTGCACTTGTTGCTGGACGTCTAAATTGATGTGTATTGTTACGTGGGATATATTCCCCTGCAGACAATGTTATCTCTGAAGAGTTAGATGCAGATGTTCTAAGTTTTTGTGACTTACTTGAAGTACTTTGCATGCTGTTTCTTGAGCCAAGCTCTTCAGCATCTCTTGCTGTACGTTTACCAAAGTTCGACAAGTACACTAGGTGACCTGGACTAATACCTGTAACTGTATTTACAGTCATGTCAAATGAAGCCGCGCCAGCACCATCGGTAATATGCGACACAGCGGTGGCATACGTAGGTGTATGTGCTTGGTTGACTACTATATCACCAAATTGGAATGCAGGCTCGTATACGCCTTCTGAGGCCCTTCTAGGGTCATCTGCAAGTACCTTCTGCGTTAGCTCATCTGGATAGAAGTTAAATGAAGAATAGCCTGATGGTAGCTCAACTGTAAACACATCAGCTGGTCTTACATAGCTATCTACTGCAACATCATCAAAGAAGCCAAAGAATGTAGTATCTGGTTTTAAGTTTGCAGCAATATATGTAATAGGCTTTGCTCTCATGAACTCAGCATAACTTATATCTACAACTCTATCACCATAATCCTCAGGTGGATTATCTTGACTGGTCAGGGTAACTTGTGTACCGGTTCTAGATTGATAACCAATCTCGTCAGTATAAACATCTTGGTACATATCAAATCGTGTTCTATTATTACCTAAACTAGTACTGGTCGTATTAAAACCGCCGAGGTTTTGTGTTGTTCTACCTGTCCAGTTAGTTTCCCATTCGTTCCATTCTGTACCAGTAATACCAGCTTGTTCGGCTATAAACTTAATAGCATCGAAGTTGTTGTCATCAATCTTTACCAGATCAGGTCGTCTATCAACGTCCTTCCATAAGTCAGCATCCGGAATAATTTGAATCTCACCTTTAAAGGCTGCCAGTTTATATGGGTTTACATCAATGGATCTTGTAGCTTGAGAATTCTCAATGTACGTAGATTGATTATATGGTAACGTAATAAGGTCACCAGTTTTAGTATAGGTATTTGATTGGCTTGAACGAGAAGCACCAGTGCTAAGCGACTCAACAATGTTAACAGCTTCTGTAAAATGCATTGGACGTAGAGTTTGTTCAACTCTATCTACAGATACACGATAGTCCGTTTGTTTTGGATCACCAATACCATGACCTGTGAATGCATCAACAATAAAGCCATTCTTAAATCTATCTAGACCAGTGTTCGTATCTTTAATTGCAATTCTAGAAGTATCCTGCTCAAGTAGATTAAGAACAACATAATATTCCAAGGCCCGAACACGTCTATCCAATGACCCAATATCCTTCATAGTATATCTACGATTGGATCTTTGGTCAATCTTTACATCTTTGGCTACTTTTGTGTATGGAGGAACAAACAATGTAGCAAGAACCATTTGATCATTAGGGTCTTTAGGTTGTTGTGGTTCAACAGCAGGTGTACCAGCTACAACATTAAAGGTGCCAGTACTGTCTAGAGCAATCTTATCAATACGACCAACATAGTATGCAAGGTCAGTACTAAAGTCTGAACCTAATGCTGGAATCTCATGATCGAAAGCATTTGAGCCTGAAATAACTGGACGGAAGTCGATACAGTCATGTAATGGAATTGTAGTTGTCTGACCATCAACAGTAGTTTTGAAACTCAGAATATCCTCTAAGTCTTGACTATAGGAGTTAACACTGAAGTAGTTACCATCACCACTATATGAGTAGTAATCATATGTGATTCGAATAGCACCGGTAGGTGTCTGTGCACCTGGCTTTAATATAATCTTACCAGCTTGATAATGAGTAGATCTTTGTCCATTATCAAGAGTATATCTATCAGTAATATCTACGGCATTTGAATCATTATATGTTGCAAAATCACCAGGAGTCATCTTAACACTCTCTAGCTTGTAGATATCTGCATGTGTAAGTGTAATGGAGCGAGCTGTAACATTTTTCTTAGTAGTTACCGTTTGGGTTGTGTCATTTACTAAGGTCTTGGTTTTCTCACCAGCATCTGTGCCAGTTTGTCGGACAGAACAAATGAGTGAATAAGAACGACCATTAGTTAGTGTTGACATATCATTGTCAATCGTAATAATCTTTCTGTTGGCATCGTTATCAAATGTAATATCTGAAGCTGTGATGTCAACATGTACATTAGTACTATTATCAATCAGGGTATAATTAGCAACTATCTGATCTGACACAAAAGTTTCGTTGGTAGCTGTAAGTGTATGTGTCCAACCACTACTACCAGCGTTTTCAGTAATAATTCTTCTTGTTGTAAAGTCAGCTGTTTCTACAGTATCATTTCCTGATCCATCAACACCACGAAGTGTCTTAACCATATTGTATCCAACAGGATATAATAACGAGACATATTCAGCTTCGAAGATTTCAGACCTACCAACACCAGGACGACCATCTGTAATGTTAGAAGCAGCATTAGCTGTCAACTCAAGAGCTGTGGAGTTAGTTACACTACTTACAATACCTACGAAGGTGCCATCAACATACATGGCATCGCCAGCACGGAACGCATCAACGAAATTAGTACCTTTACCAGTTACTGTTGGATCAGAAGTTGTAGTAACAAGACCAACAGTAATAGATGTATCTACTGTTTGAACTATATCAGATGTAAACTCTGAAGAACCGCCAGCTGTAGTAGCTACTGAACGAACATCTTTCTCAAATGTTTTACCTGAATCCATTTGAATATCAAACAGACCAAGTTTAAATTCAGTAGCAGTTCCACCACTATGACTACCACTATGGACCTGGTACATTCTAACTCTAGCAGAACCAACTTGGTTTGCTACCGCTGGAGATGTTCCATCAGAGGAAATTTTAACATCGCACAAATGAACTTCTTCAAACGCTTCAAAGTTTGGTAGATGTGTTGCATCATTGACAATAACATAGTTACCGGTAGGTGTACCTACTGGTTGTTCAGCTAACCTAACAACATGACCATTCTCGGCACCAGTAGAATCTTCTCTAGCGCGCGGAACGTCAATGTATCTTACAGATGTGTTCTCAACTTCAAAGCCGCGAACATATGCTTTACCTGGATCAACAGAGACAGCAAACTTAGTTGCATCACCATATTTTAAACCATCTACAGCAGCACCAACTAATGTTGGATAGATACCATCATTTGTACCATCGTCCTTATGCTCACGAGAAGCTAACTTGAATTTGTTTACTTCATAGTCGCCTGATTCATCATATGTACGACGTGCAAGTGTTTTCTCTAATTCTGCATAATCTGTTTGTTTGACTACACTGTTTACTTGTCCACGTTTTAGCGAAACTAGTTTGACAAATTTTTTCGTTACATCTGCAGGATTTTTACCTAATGTCATATCTACTTTGAGACGATGAGCACCAGGCGCAGCATAGTTTGGAGTGCCACGTGCATTATCGTTCAAAGAAGAATCTTCTTCTGGTTTAACCACAGTCTCTGTAACAGTAAAGCCAACGTTTACCGAAGGATTGTCTTGGAAGCGGCCAGCATAATAGTGTAGTTCTTCGTTCTTTACAAAACGACCATCAATATAGTAGATACCTTCTTTAACTTCAACAAGCAAACCATTACCTACAACATCTGTCAAAGGTGTATTGGTATACGATGTAGCCAATCCACCATCATCGGCGTTGGTTCTAATAGTTACTGAAATATCTGATGCAAGTGGGGTAGTTAATTTTTCATTAGCAGATGTTGTATTATCTACCTTCTTAGCTGTAATAACCTCACCAGCTGCAAACTTGTTAGTTGTATCGTCTGTACCACTACCTTCATAAACAAAGTAAAGTGTGGCAATAGTACTATCATCGACACAATCACATTCTGAGGTATCCAATACTCTGGCTTGGATACCAGTTGTTCCGCCAGTAATAATTGTATCAACAAACTGTTTTAGATATGATTTAACGTCTGTACCATCTTGAATGTTTTCCAACTTCATAAATGATACGCCAGGGTTTACATTGACTTCACCTGGTATAACCATTGAACCATCTTTAAACACATGATCGCCAAACTTGGAGACCTGGTTCTGTAAGATAGTTTGCATTTGTGTAAGCTCACGAGCTTGCACTGAGACAGCTGGACGATATAGAATTCGATAAAACTTTTTGGCCTCATCGAAGTCATCGTAATAGGGACTTGTATTTAAGTCGATTGCCATTATTTAATTCCTTAGAAGCGGATTACGAGTTTAATGTCTTCAATTTGGTCATCAGCCCTTGCAATAGGACCTCTGTTCTCCATGTAAAGCATGTCTCCTGAGAATTGGACGATGTCATTATTCGTAATACCAGAAATGGTTGCAGTTACAGAACTGTTGTTACCAGTAATTGTTTCTGGATTTTGGAAGGTTCCGGATGTACCTACAAGGGACAAAACACCTTGTGATGAATCTGCATTTGTATTAGCAAATGAAATAACTCTACCTGAAGCAGAAGAGGTTCCACCGGTCACAAACTCATCATCTGTGTATTCACCTGACACGTTAGTAAGGTTTAATCGAGTCATAAAGTTCAGCGAACCTGCGGAAGTTACCGTACCGTTAGCAGCTGCTAATGGATCGCGAAGTAGTCCAAGTTGACGGAAGTCAACATTTGCTGGGAAGGTAGTATCATCAACTGTTAGTCTTGTGTTAATAATAATGTTGTGACCTGCAAGCTCTCTTGTAGCGTCAGAACCATGACCACCAAATGGGGCCATATATGCCGCAGCAGTAGCACCAGAACCACTATTAGCTGAAATGTCCATAGAAGCAAATGAGTAGTTAGCACCTTTATTAATCACTGTAATTGTTTCTACATTACCAGAGCTATTTACGTTTGCATATGCAAGAGCTACAGTTGATCCATCACCTTTAACAAGTACTCTAGGTGAAATATAATAGGTGGAGCCAGTTGTAGGTGTAACTGAAAATGCACCGTTTGTTGTAATTGTACGTGATGTACCTACGTAGTCAATGATATTACGAAGCTGACCTGAACCAGTACCCGATACAATGTAGATGTTTGATCCGTTATACAAGTTATCAACACCAGAGCTGTTAACGCTATCCAAAGCCATAACCGTTGAGTTAGTTACA